AAAAAGCGTAAAAATTGCCCACGCTGTGAGGCAGAGAAGGCAAGTGAACTCGTTAAATACCAAGGGGTATAGTTATGATGGATAAAAAGAATGATGGAGTCTGGATACCAAGAGACGGCTTTAAAATGGGTCTCAATGCAAACCAAACTGCAATGCTTTTTAAAATCTATATGTTAGATGGTGATAAAGGATGTTTTGCTACCAACAGTTACTTTGCAGAATTTTTTCAGATATCTACAAGACAAGTGTCTTCAACGATATCAGCGTTGATTAAAAAAGGTCTTATACATCAAAGTTATGAGTATGCAAACGGCACTAAATCTATTAAATATAGAATATTGAGACCCTATAGAAGAAGTGTTCCATACCCCCACGAAGAAGTGGTAAAGACCCCCACGAAGAACTCTTCTACCATTAATAAAGAAGTTAATAAAGATATTAATAAAAAACACTTGAGTGTGTTTGAAAAATGGTTTTTGTTATACGACAAAAAAACGACAAAGAAACTAGCTATGGTGCAGTGGTTGAAAATATCTCCAGACTTACATTCAAAAATATTATCTCACACTAAAGAGTTTATACAAGCTAAGCCAGACAAGACTTATAGGCCAGACCCAGTAAGGTATTTAAAGAATGAGGTTTATAATGATGAGATTATCAAAAAAGAAAAGTCTAAAGAAGAGCTTGAGCTAGAAAGAATCAACCGGAATGAGAAGGCTCGTAAGAAACGTGAGGCTCAATATAAGATTAATTCTATTAAAGCCTCTGAGGAATCTGAAGATTATATTCCAGACTTAAATGCTATGCGTAAAGATCAAAAAAAAAAGGTAGCCTAGATGCCTAGATTTGGAGATGAAGATTCTTTAATTGCCTTCTATGAATATCAGTTAGAGAGGTATCTCCAGTTAGGTATAGGTGAGTCGACTTATGAAGAGGGCTATAATTATTCCGGGATTGCCGTAAGTCAAGAATTAATAACAGCAACCAGAAGACGGCTGATTCAATTAAGATTAAAAAAAAAGACCGAATTAAAATGAGCGATATGACGATTGTGGATAAGCAGTATATAGATGAGTTAGAGGTTAATTTAGCCTATACAACAAATCAATTAGAGATGGCTCAAAAAGAAATAGCAAGATTGAACGAAAGAATCCACAGCTATGAAAAGAATGATAAAATTACAAAAGGAAATAAATAAGTGCTTATCTTGTGGTCAATCATCAAACACAACGTGGTATCAATGGAAGGATATATATATCAATCCTGGGAAAGTTATATTAGAAAGAATATGTTTAAAGTGTGCAAAGTCGGTAGTAGGGAAAAAATATCTTAATGAACTCGACTGATAAAGACTGGAAACAAGGCAAGGCTGACCAAGAAATGTTTATGCAAATGTTTAACCAGAAGTATGAGGAACAACTTATTGAGTACCCATCAAAATTTGCACCAATAGATTTTATAATGGTAGATGGTAAAGATGTTATCGGTTTTGTTGAATATAAGCATAGAAAAATATCTATCGATCAGTATGAGCATATAGTTATTGATCATAATAAGATGAAAAAATTGAGGGATCATAAAGAAGGCTCTAATCAAGCCTCTTATCTGGTAATTACATATCTGGATGGTACTTATGTGTATGAGGTCACTGGACAAGTATTTGAGATAGAATACGGTGGAAGAACTGCCAAGACCCGTAACCAATATGATATAAAAGTAGTAGAAAAGATACCAACGAATAAGTTTAAACATATAAACAATGTATTTAAGGAGAATCAATGACAAATAATGAAATGAAGCGTTTTATCGAGAGGGTATTTATACCAGAAATTGAAAAAGTGAGGAACTCTGGACAGAAAGAGTATGCACGTGATAAGGACAATGTATTTGCGAACTTTGAGCGAGTAGCAATACAAACCGACTCAACAGCAGAGAAAGCAATTTTAACTTACTTATTAAAGCATATTGACGGCATCGGTGCATTCTGTTGTGGTCACGACTCACAAAGAGAGGATGTACAAGGTCGGATACACGATTCAGTAGCCTATCTTATGTTGTTGTCTGCTTTAGTAGAAACAAAAAAGCGTAAATAAAGGAACGTAAATGAAGATAACTCAAATGACTAACGTAAACTGGACTCAATCCCCGAAAATCAAAGCAACGTGTACGGTTGATGTGGATGGATTCGGTATCAAAGAATGTAAGGTAATTGATGGTGCTCACGGCATATTTGTTGTATCTCCTAGCAAAACTTTAAAAAAGCCTTATGTTAATAAAAAAGGTAAAGAGGTTAAGTATGAAGATATAGTTTATTTTCCAGAAAAGCACAGAGACAAATTAAATGATCTGGTTACTAATCACTACGACTCTTCTCAGCCGGATTATACACCTTATGATAGCAACGGGAATATTGTTTCGTTTGATCAAGCACCAAAGGAGACTGCAACATCGGATGAAGATATTCCATTCTAATGGAACACCTTGTTAATGAGAATCGGAATCTGGGGGAGCAAATTCAACTCCTCCAGAAACGATTGAAGTTGTATAAAAAATTATTTGAAATGGCCTTGTCAACAATCGAGGCATTCAGTCATTTTATCCCAGATGTAGTGGATAAATTTAAAAAGGAGATTGAGATTGAGTCATCTAAAGCAAACCTTGATTAATCTCTTTGTTTTGATAGGGTTAACTATTTTATCCCTATTTGTTTATATAATATGTTTTCAAGTGATTGTTTGGCTGACCACTAAATAATTACAGAGGGGGGCCGTGGGGGGTCTCCCTCACAATTTTAGGAGTATTATGAGTGATAAAGATATGGAAGAGAAGTTAAAGGCTATAATAGAGGATCTTACTAGTCTATTGAATTTTTATGAGAATGAGTTTAAGCTAATCGAAGAAGAAAAGGGAGAAACCGAGTCTATGATTGAGTGATGAGTTAGTTCACAAAAAAGAAGAGAATGCTAAACGACAAGCTAAAAAGTCGTGCAAACCTAAAGACTCCAGATATGTTGATGGATGGGAGAAACATCGACAAGTTGGTAAAGGTGATAAAAACAGATTACCGGGATGGAGCAGTCCAGAAATCACCAAACGATTGAATAAGATTTTTGGGAAGAAATAAACCGACCAAAAAACGTATGAAAGTTCGCTTGGACAATGCAGTCCGAGAATATATTAAACTCCGTGATGAAGACCGGTGTAGGACGTGTGGATGTCATAAACTATCTACCATAAACAAAACTCTTGACTGGTCTCACAAAGTATCCAGAAACAATTTATTTTTAAGATGGGATGAGCGTAATTCAATAGCTCAATGTCGTGGTTGTCATAACAAATGGGGTATGGGAATAAACAAACCTCTTAATGACCGGATTGATGAGCTCTGGGGTTCTGGTACATCAGAAAAGCTAGAAATATTTGCTACACGAAACCCTACCATCAAAGGGACCCCACTTGATAATGTTGACTACAGATTGAAATTAGAATCATTTTACAAAAAGAAATCAAGGGCTCTTAAAGAGGGTCATCTTACACCTAAAGAAAGTATGAAAACCATTTGGGAAGAGTTCACTAATCTGGAGGAGTTATGAGTAAATGTAAAGCACTTGATCCAAAATCTGAAGAGTATCGTATCGCAATTCAAGGTTTAAATCATAAGAGACGTGCAAAGGAAATTCTGGAAGAGTTGTCTGAATTAAATCCAGATGCAATTGTATATCCAGAATATGAAGATGCATTGATTGGTATAATTACTACGAGCCATAATTACAATGCACTTTATTCAACCGAAGAATGTATTGAGATACTTAAAAAAGATATGTCAGAAAAAGATGCTTGGGAATACTTTAATTACAATACCCGTGGGACTCATCTGGGTGAAAATACACCATCATTTTTAGTTTGGGAGTAATATGAGTAGAGCAAAATACAATGGCCTAAATCTACAACAATCTCGCATTGGTGAATTGATTGATGATGCTATTAGGAATGCAGAGATATGTACTATGTGGTATGCATTAAAAATGCACACTGAATTAACTTACCGAAAACGACTAGACTTAATAAGTAAAGAGTACCACTTATCCTCTAGTAGAATAGAAGATATTATCAGACAAAACGAACATCAATAAAGGAAACAAGAATGGACAATATGTATGACTTTAATTATGCAACCAAAGAGATGCGAAGATTCTTTCAAGATAAGAAAGGGTTTATAGAAGTTCCATCTCAAGCAAGACAATCTATAATGGGAGCTTGTGAGGATCCGGCTACCATAGCTCAATATATTTTTAATGGTATTAACTACCCACTACCTCAAACCGGTCAAATGTGGCTTGAGAAAGAGTTATTAGAGAATCCAGATGTAGACGGAGTTTTTTGCCTAACTACTAGCTATCGGAATGAGCCTAATCCGGTAGAAGGTAGACACGATAAGATCTTTCCAATGTTTGAATTTGAGTCTCACGGTGATATGGATGATATGATTGAATTAGAAAAAGAGTTATTAGATTTCTTAGGATTTGGTACATCAGATTATCAACAGATCAACTATGATGATGCTTGTAGAAAGTATGATGTCACATTGTTAGATTATGCTGAAGAAGAGGCTCTATGTGCAGAGTTTACTAAATGCACCTTCTTAAAAAATTTCCCTTTAAGAACTCATCCATTTTGGAATATGAAACATAAAGGTAACGGTATTTATAGTAAGGTAGACGTTATTATGCACGGAATGGAAACCATTGGCTCTGCTGAACGCTCTACTAATGTAGAAGAAATGAGAAACCAATTTCATAATATATCAGATGGTGAATATGCTAACTTGCTATATAACAATTTCAGCAAAGAAAGAGTTGAAGCTGAATTAGAGGAGTATCTGGCTCACGATATGTTTAAGAGATTTGGTGGTGGTATAGGTGTAACTAGAATGGTATCAGCATTGAGATCTGAGGGTATACTTAAATAACAAACAGTGCTAAGATGCAAGGAACGTCTGGTGAGCATATCGCTTGTGGTGATGCATTCATTAATGGGATACGTTGTTATATGACATCTGATGACTCACCATATGATTTGGTGTTAGATTATGGAAAGCTACGTAAGGTTCAAGTAAAAGCATCTAATTATACTACTAATCTGGAGACAATTAGGTTTGCAGTATCAAAAAGGAACACGAAAAATTCTCCATACTTTGAAGATGTAGACCTATTTGCATTGGTCTGGCTGGATGGTAAAAAGGTAGCTTGGTTCCATATAAGCGAGGTCAATCTCTGGAAGATGACTATAAACAAAAAGCTCTTCCACGAGTATCCCCTTGAAAGAGCTTTAAGTATGATTGAGAGTAATTAAGTTATCCGTATACCACTTCTCCGAATAAAGCATACTGCAAGATAGTATCAGCATCTTGAGCATCGTGGTCTTCCAGAAAATCCAAGTCCCCTCCATTATCTTTTATATACCATTCGATAGCATTCAAGAGTCTTTTTTTGGTGAGAACTGCTCTACCATTATCCTCACTATCACAATATAAAGTACCACCCATTGAGATAATCTCGGAATTATAAAGATTCTTATGAGGGGTATCTGGCTTATCCTTTATAGTAACAGAGTCTAACCAATAGTTACTACCACCCTCAAAAGCCGTGGTTAATATGTCATCCAGAACGCCATCTGCTACATCTACAACTACATTTATATTATTCATTTGATTCTCCAATTAAAAAGTTATTCTGTAAGAACTACAGATTGATTTTATGTCCTAATTCTAATAGGACTCTAATATACTCCATACACTTAGCAACAGATGGAGAGAACTCATACTTCCCACTCTCAAGCATTGAAATATAATGCTTACCAGAAAGACCTAAAGCCTTCGCCATCTGCTCTTGGTTAAACCCCAAATCCTTACGTAACTTCTTTAATTGGACTGCATCCATATCAGAAATTACACAAGCCTCTTGAGGCAAATCAACTATTTCTACCATTTATTTCTCCTCTTTAACCAATTAATCATATCTTGCTTATTATTAATTTCCATTTCTTCTTCACGAATCTCATCTTGACAAGGCACACAGACTCTTTCACCCCTCATATAGGGGATAAAACCACCTTTTACACCACAATAAATACAAGTCATTTTTAACTTCATCGATTCTCCTATACACATTCTAAAAAAGGTTCACACTCTTGTAACTGTTCAACACTTCTATATCCGGTTCTACAGAAGAGTATAGCATTAAGGCTATCTTCAGTAGTTCCATTTATAGAGGTTACAAGCCTAATCTCTTTCTCGGTTGCTATACCAAAGTCAACCAAGTAATCATATATTTCTTTACATCTTTCACTCATTCGATTCTCCAATCATTTAGTTATTTGCCGTTGTTGGCTTACGAAAGTTATAATGGTTTTAACATTTAGTGCAATAAAAAAGTTATAATAGTTTTAACTCTGCACGGAACGAGGCAACAAAAAAGACTATTTAGTAGTTATAATACCTATGGTGAATAACACTATTTTCTTTATATCTGGTTTATTGATTGGTTCTGGGATAACTGCGATTGCATTTAGGCTCGGAGCTGACACGTTTAAGATGGGAATTGAAATTATAACAGACCCACCAGAAGATTCACCTTCAGATGAGGATCTGGATGAACTTATACCAGATTCCTATAACTACGATACATATACAGAGTACATAGAAGACTTAGAACAAAAAGAAGATGAAGACCCAAACCTCCCAAACTAAAGTAAAGCCAACACTCTACGATAGAGCAATCATCTGGGTACTAACCAAGGTACCAAGAGTTAGGTTCATTCTAGATCAAGGCATAGGAGAAGCCTTCGACCAAGGCTTTCACAAGGGTCTAAAGCAAGGTGCTACGTTAAGTGGTAACAAAAAGCTAAAGGGTAAGGTCAACAAGATTTTAAAGAAGATGTATAACTAATGGAACTAGTAGAGAAAAACGGTAAGAAGGTGAAAAGAAACCTCACAGAGGAAGAAAGACTTCAAATACAAGCTAAAAATAAGCCTAAACGTGGAGAGAACGGTCAAATATTGCCCGGTCATAGTGGTAATCCAGCTGGAAGGCCAAAAAAGGAGCATACGATCGTAAATATTTTTCGAGACCACTCAGATGCAGAGAAGATCATAGAAAGCTTATATAAGGTCGCATCTACTCTAACTGAGGATAAACCTCATAAGGATGCATTGGCCTCGGCAAAGCTTATTGTAGAGCGTTTAGTCCCTAGTTTAAAAGCATCAGAGTTGAAGGTAGATACTAATGGTGAGGATAATCTTATATACCTCCCATCACAGACAGATGTAGAGGACGTGGATTGATAGTCCACTGTACCCTCGTCGACAAATACTCTTGCAGTGATAAATATGGTACTGCAATAGGCCAAATCTTATGGGAATCGTCATCAATGTATGAGCATCACGTGATTATGATTTCCGAGGAGAAGGGGAAGCGAGTTGCCGTATAGTAGTATATGTGCACAACAGATTTAGTGATTATGATAAGCCCTTTTACCCCGGCTTTTTTATTGGGCTTTCTAATATTTTTTTTGATAGGATATTTGTTTTTTGAAGAGTGATGGAGCATTATGGAGACCACACGAGGGTCCACAGACACTAGCTCTATCTATAAATGAGAAGACGTATGAGATACTTTATGGTGGTGCAAGAGGTGGTGGGAAAAGTGATGCTGGTATTGTTTGGATGCTTAAAGCTGTACACGATCCTACTTTTGTTGGGCTTGTTATACGTAGGAATCACAGTGACTTACGTAACTGGCTTGATAGGGCCGTACAGTTATACACCAATGCAAAGGTATCTGGAAAACCTACAGTCTTTCATTTTCCGTCTGGAGCGAAGATATATACCGGACATTTAAAGGACGAGAATGCGTATTCAGCGTTCCAAGGTTGGAATATAAACAGATTATTGATTGAAGAGGTAGGTCAGATACCTACTGAAGAAAGCTATTTGAAATTAGTGAGTTCGGTTCGTTCCGTTGGCAGTGTTAAGCCACAAATCTTTTTAACTGCGAACCCCGGTGGTCCGGGACATCAGTGGTTGAAAAAGAGGTTTAAGATTGGCAAGTCAGAACCCAACAAAGCGTTTAAGGACCCAATAAGTGGTAGAAGACGAGTTTTTATACCGGCTACTATTGAGGATAACCCCACACTTATGAAGGCTGATCCAGCGTATGTAAAGTTCCTTGAGTCATTACCAGAGCCACTGATGAAAGCGTGGAAGCTGGGAGACTGGGATGTATTTGCTGGGCAGTATTTTTCTGAATGGGAGCCTAAAAAGCACGTTGTCTCAAAAGAGATGTCTAAACAGCTTGGGTTTGGTTCACCCTTAAACTACCGATATATAGGGATTGACTGGGGATACAGTGCACCGTTTGGTGCTATTTGGGTAGAGGTTACCCCTAAAGGGAAGGTTCTTTGTTATAGGGAGTTATATGGCACTGAGAAACATCCTCAAGAATGGGGTGAATTAATAGCCAAATACTCTCAAGGTGAGGAGATAACAATGGCACTGGGTGACCCTAGTATGTGGACTAGAAACCCAATGTCGTGGAGGAAACCAGAGGCACCGATGTACGCTGACCAGAGTATTGCAAGAGCTATAATGGGACCAGATAGTAGTTTAGTTCCAAACCTAGCTCCGGCAAACAATGACCGTGTTAATGGCTGGAGAAACCTAGCACAGAAGATGCACTGGGATGAGAATACAGAGCCGAACTTTTATGTTTTAGAAGGGACGTGTCCAAACTTGATAAGGACCATCCCGGATATGATTTTTGATGAAAAACGTCCAGAAGATTTAGATACCACTTTAGAGGATCACATACTAGATGCTTTAAGGTACGCTCTGACACACAGTCAAAGCCCGGTTGAAATAAAAGCTAAAACGAAGGACCAGATTGAATACGAAAGACTAATAGACCCCAACCCAGAAGGTTGGACTTATAATTGGAGCTAATATGCCAAAGTTAGATGGAAAGAAATACGGTTACGATAAAAAAGGTGTTAAAGCATACATAAAAGCACTAAAGAAAAAGCGTAAGAAACACGAAGATGATTATATGCATCAACAAGACCAAGGGTTAGCTAATGGCTAAATATCCAGATGTAAATATGGATGATTACGCTGACGGCCAAGTTCAAAAGATAAACGAGCTTGAGAAAATGTTTCAATCAGCTAAAGAGGCTCGTAAAGGTCGTATTCCTAGATGGAGACGTAACGAAGAGCTATATGCTGGTCAAATATTAAAACCGTTTAATCTACCTAAATATAAAACTCGTATAGAGCCTAACATTATACACTCCATTATTGAGACTATGTACTCTATCCTTACAGACCGTGCTCCAGTGGTGGATATTATGCCAAAACGTGAGGAGCAAGTTCATTCAGCGAAAATGGCCCAAGAGGCTGTTGAGAGTGTGATGGAAGGTGCAAAATTTCAACGTGCTGTAGCTATGATGAAACGAGATGGCTTATTATTTGGCAACGGCTTTATAAAAATTACAATGCAAGACAGTGAGATTGATTACAGTGTTGCAGATCCATATACAGTCTTTATTGATCCACTTGCTACAAACCTACAAGATGCACAGTGTGTAGTATTCGCTACACCGACTTACGTGGATGATATTGAACAGAGGTTTGGTAAAAAAGTAAGTGCTGAAGGGAAAATGAATGAGTATCGCTCATTTGTTCGCCACGAAGATAAGTACGGTACAGATAAGGCTAATTTAGCAGAATTAGATAATATATCTCCAGTACAAGATAAATCACAGTCTGATTATCGTGGAGGCCAAACACTACTTAAAGAGTCATTTTATAAATCTAAAGATGGGTGGAGACTGGCTACTTGGGCTGGAAAAACTCTCCTACAAGATGTAGAAAGCCCGTACGACTTTTTACCCTTGGTAATGTTCCAGAACTACCAGTCAGCCCACTCTGTTTGGGGTAAAGGTGAACCAGAGGTAGTGGAGTCTCTTGCCACGGGTGCATCTATAGCACTATCACAAGGTATGGATAACCTAATTATGCACGGGAATCCAGCTATTGTAATGAGTAAGTCTTTAGCTAAATCACAAGGCAATAGACCAACAGACCGTCCCGGACAGATATTTTATACAAACGGTCCACACGAGCGTATCGATAGAATGAACGCTGGTAATATATCATCTTCTACACTCCCTATGAGTGAGAGTATGATTCAACTTGCAGATACAGTTAGTGGTGTGCACGATATTACACAAGGTAGAAATCCAAAAGGTGTTACTGCATCACGTGCTATTAGTCAGTTACAAGAGGCATCACAACAAGTTATACGTGCTAAAGAGCGTGAGATAGGTACAGATGCTGTAATTGATGCATACAAGATAACCCTACAAATGTTAGTTCAAAACTACGAACAAACAATTTCAATTAGGACTTATTCAGATGAGGGTGGGTATGGTTTCCGTACCATAGCTCCATATGATCTTGATTTCGATATGGACTATAAATATATACCGGGTAGCTCTCTGCCAGAGTCAAGAACAGCTAGATTTGATCAAGCTATTGACCTTGTACAAATGGGTCTTTTAGATCAAGAGCAGTTCTGGAGATGGACACAGAAAGATATATCTAAAGATGTCTTAGAACAGCTTATACAGCAAAAACAAATGCAACAACAACAATTAGAAGCAGAAATGGATACACTTCAAAATTCAACAGATGAAGATGAGATTATGGATGCTTTATTAAGACAGAGGGAGATGAGTGGTCTTGGAAAAGAAACCGACACAAACGCACTTGACTCTGAGTAGTTGGTGTAAAAGCAATGGGTACGATGGTGTAACTAAAGAATGTGTATTGAACGCTTTTAATAGTGATATCCCGGCTGTACAAAAATTAGCAAAACGAGAAAAACTAAAAGGAATTGCAGATGGCAAAAAGTAAAGAAAAAAAATCACGTCAAGGCAAATTAAAGTCTTTGGCGAAGTCTGGGTTTCAAAGTCCAACTGGGAATGTACACGGCAAGTATATGAAGTATGGCGATTTAAACCCAGCAGATGTTCACGAGGGTCCGGCAACGTATAGAGGGGCTACCTCTATTGACGATTCATCAACATCTAGAACAGACTTTTCAACTCGTGTAAAGCGTGGACATTCTAAGTCTTATTTTAGGTTCCAAGGCAAATTATATCAAATTACAAATACTAGTGGGACTGCTAGTACGGAAGTAAAAGTTTAAAAACAGCTTTTTTTATGACCAATCGAAAGGAAGTCAAATGAATAAAGCATATAACAATGTAGAGATTACACCAGAAGAACTGGCTAGTCTCGAAGATACTGGTGAGACCACAGAGTCAGAAGCACCAGTTGAAGAGTCCACTGAGGCTCAACCAACAGAAACAGAAGAATCCGTTGAGACGGTAAATGAAACTGTATCTGAACCGGAAGGTTTTGAAGTAGATGGTGAACGCTATGATGCTGACACTATTAAAGAGTGGATGAAAGACTCTCAGAATAAATCTGAGTGGTCAAAATCAAATACTCAAAAAGCTCAAGACCTTGCGAAGTGGAACAAGTTAGTTGAGAAAGTTAACAAGGACGATGAGTTCAAAGAGCATTTAAAGGATTTCTTTTTTGATAATCCCGAAGAGCTTGACAAGTTAGGTTTAAACGGTACGCTCCCAGACCTTGAAACAGAGGTTAAAGAAACTGCTGAAATAAACCCACTTGAGCAAAGGCTAGAGGCATTAGAAGAAGTAGAGTCTGAACGCTTATTGGAAAGTCGTGTTAACAATCTCGATGCACAATTGGCAAAGCTTGAAGATGCACATCCAACTCTTTTAAATGAAGAGGGTACTAAGGATTTCTTGGATTTTACAGAGACTAACGCTGAGCGTTTCACTGTAGATGGAATCCCTAATATGGAACTTGCATTTAAGGAATGGTCATATGATGCAAAAATGGACGAACTTGCCCACTATAAAAAATTGGCTGAGAACAAAACTCGCAATGAAGGCAAGATTGTAGGCAACTCAGAGGCTGGGGCAAAGGAAGCTAAGGCTCCTAAAAAATACTCTAGCTTTAAAGAGATGTCAGTAAAGGACCCGGAAATTGCGAAATATTTCGAAGAAAGGTAGGATAAGGTAAATGGCTTTATCAACAACAGTCTCTGCTTTAACAAGAGACAAATTTATGCCTATTCTTGTGGACAATATTTTTAATTCCAATGTTTTATGTTTCAAACTGCTTAAAAATGCAGAATTGTTAGACGGTGGTGCTAAAATTATTACTCCTATAGAATATGCTGAAAACGGCAACTCTGGCTGGGTTACACCAAATGCTGGAACAAGTGGTGGAAGTGCATTAGGTCAAGCTATGACTGAAGTAGCACAGAAAGCTGAGTGGGATTGGGCAACTGGATATAACAACGTAGTTCTTTCTGGTGAAGAGCAGTTTGTTAACTCTGGTGCATCACAAGTGTTATCAATCCTTAAAGCACGTATGGCTAATGCAGAAAAAACATTCAAAGACTTAATTGGCGATGGATTGTTTGCATCAACATCAGTACAAGATGGATTGACAACTTTAAATGGTGCTGGTACAGTAGCTAGTGCTGATTATAGTGGTGCTAGTGAGCTTATTGATACTCCATCTGACACTACATTGTTTCACGCTCCGGGTAATATTGATGATGCTGTTTGTGGTTATAATAGATCACTTGGTGGCATTAATTCAGACTCTTTGACTTGGTGGGATGCTAAGCTTGGTACATTCTCAACAATACTTGCTGAAGGTGCTAATAATGTAGCTCCAACATTTGCTGAGTTTACATCTACTACTGATGGTGTGTCAGATGGTGTACAAAAAATGACACAAATGTACGGACAGTGTACTATTGATGGCGATGCTCCAGATATGATAGTAACTACACAAGTTATCTATGATGCATATGAGTCTTCTCTTCAAGGTAATAAGAGATTTGACGGTGATGCTTCATTAGGTGATGCTGGGTTCCAATCATTACGGTTCAAAGGTGCATCAGTTGTAGTTGATTCACACGTACCAGCTGGTCATATGTACTTTTTAAATTCTAAGTATTTAGACTTTAAAGTACACTCTAAAAGAAACTTCGCTATGGAAGACTTTAAGCCTCTTGAGACTAAAGATGCTATCCAGTCAAGAATCTTTTGGATGGGACAATTAGTGTGCACAAATCCACGTATGCAAGGTTTGCTTGTTGGTGGACCAACTGCATATTAATAGGTAGTTAATTGAAAACTTTTAAGGGCCTTCTTCGGAGGGCCCTTATGAGGAAGGAATTATGACTGGAACAAGTTTAGTAACACTATTATCAGATCGCATTGAAGATAACTCTCACGTTAGATTTACATCTTCACAAAAAGTAAATGCTTTAAATCAAGCTCAAGATTTTCTTGTAGCCACATTACCAGTAGAAAAATTACGTTTATTAGAAACTTCAACCACCAAATCGAATAATAGTGGTGGGGTTGTTTCTGTAAGTGAGTTTGCTATACTTAGAGATCATTTAGTTTCGGTACAAAATGCGACAACATTAGAGTATGGAACAGTAATCTATCACGATAAAAAAGATGTAACCTCGTCATATATTTCACCGTGTTATTTATTAGGGTCAGATCTCTACTATCCTACAGCGTGGGATACTGGAGAGGCTGTTGGGATTGGCTTAAATGTTACCTATTTATCTGTTCCAACTGATATAGCAGATTCATCTTCAGTATTACCACTGACTGATATTCATTATAATATTATTTGTGATATGGCAGAATCAATTTTATGGAATACAGATAATAAACCACAACGTGCTCAATTTGCTGAACAACGTGCATTAGCACAAATACAAACTTTATGAAATACGTAATTAAACTCTCTCCGTATATCGACACACAATCTGATTCAGAAGATGTGGATGTTTTAAATGCAGAAAACTTAGAGGGAGATAAAAAGGGAATGATCTATAAACGTACTGGCAGAGCCTTTACAAAATATTTTAACGGGATAACATTAACCCGTGTTATTAGATGGGATGCAAACGGAACACAAAAATGGATTGCTTATGATTCAGAGTCCGATAAACTTATAAAATTTGATTAGGAGTAAAAAATGTTTGAAGTAAACTTTCACGGCACACAGACAGTGGCAACAGCAATTGCCTCTGGGGGTTTTTTATTTGATGGTAAGGGGGACTTTTTAAAGCGAGGAGATTCATTTAAATTATTGAATAATGATAATTTCTATCAAGCCTTGTCACCTACATCTAGTAGTGTTCATTTCGCTTTAGACCAAGCAAAAAAGTCTGGGTCACCAGCTCCCGGAGATATGTATCGTGTGATAAGTATTAAGCAGTCAACAAATGCATTATCTGTTATTTATGTAGGGAATACTTCAGTTCGGTCTGCTGATCAATCTCATTTATTCATAGAGCGTGAATTAACATCAACCCATTATAATATTGTTGGAGAATGGGAATCTTCTGGGGTTGCTCCTATTTATAGTTCATATAAAATTAATGTAAAAGCAATGTTACAAGATGGTAGCTCTGATGCAAGTACCACTTGGAAGGATAATGAGGCAACATCAAGCTATTCAGCTACATTATCTCAGACTGGTAGTACCGGGTTATATGTTATTTCTATATCTAGCCAAATTTCTATACCAAGCACAAATGCTACTAGCAGTTCGGTCCCAGCTGGAATTTTATACGATAGCTCTCTAGTGCAAATTATTGGGGTAAAAGCAGACGGTACAGAAGAAGTTGTAGATGAATCTTACGGTGGTGGTGAATTGATAACTTATTCAACTACTACTCAAACAGACCCAGCAGACTGGGTTATGGATCTTGTTGCAACATATGGTTCATCATCGTCAGTGTTAGCGAGTGGAATTACAAACACAAATACTGCTGGTGGAAGTATAGTTTCTGGTGGTAATGGTTCCCTTACAAATATAGCGTTTAGCTGGGATGATGCTAAAAAATTAGGTATAGATACAACCATACTTACCAGTAATGACGATGGTAATGCAGAGCAAGTATCTGGTGTAACTTTTAGTTTAGAGGTTACTAATGCATCAACCGGTAATGTGTCTACTTCACAAGACCTCGCAGTGATGAATCCAGTTGAAATGGCTAATCCAGACAATACCCCTATTGGCGATATTACTTTCCAGTTTGATCGTATGACAGATGCAATCTCTACTGGTGCAATCGCTAATACAAAAAACTTTTTCATCTGGTTAGTTGATGCTGATGCCCCTCCAGCAAATGGTGGTGCAACCTACTGGGATAGTGCTGGGACTAATGCAACTATTGAGGATGCTTATGGTAATAATGTTACTAGGTATTATACAGCTCAATGGCCAACAGATGGGAGTGAAGAAGGAAATATTACACTTGCCCTTGCATCAGCCGTTACTGCTGGTTCTGTAGCATTGACAGCTGGAACCTATAGGCTGGAAGGGTATAGTGAAACAGAAGATGGTACAAAGGCATATTCAAAAGGTGCTGATTTTACAGTTGCATCTTATAGTATAGGGATTACTGGAACTATACCAGATGTATTCCTTGGACAAAATCTTGATATAGCGTGGACTAATACAGCAGAATAATGGCAAGAGTTCAGCAAAGAATACAATTGGAGATTGTGTCTCCGGATATATCTAATACTGGCCCAGATGATATCCATACCAATCAAAATGGGACTATTCAAGTGCGATTAACTCGTTCTACTGTTAATTTTGTTAATGGATCTCAATTTGGGGGTCCGTCATCAGACCCTTCTCACTATCTTACGGCACCTTTCAAAATAGCTTGTAGGGCAAATTTATATATAGCAAACGCTCCAAGTTGGACCACTGGTTATTCTAAAAAAACAGCTTATCCATATTATAAAGCTGGGGTTACGACAAACTTAGACTCATCATTTGACACAGATCCAAATGGGCATACAAATTATTATAATAATTACTTTTATGATAGTGGTGATTATTATGTAATGGGTGAAGGTATTGATGCTTTAATGCCTAGCTTTGCTATATCTGATTTATATGAGACTAGCTATTCTGATCCTATTGCAGATGGATATATAACAGATGATAATGGGGTTTTTATCCCACTAACATATTATATGGAAGAGGAGCAAGATAGCAATCTATATATTAAATTCTGGTTTGTGACTCAGTTCCTTAATGAGGAAACTTTGTCTGGGGATATAAATAGTCTTTATTTCCATCTATCTCAAGCTGTTAGAGTTAAGTGGAATTGGAATGGATATGACACAGTTCCAACTATCAGCCTTAACCCTATTAGTGATGTATTTATAGGTCAAAATTTAGATTTATCTTGGTCAACTTCAGATGGGACTACTTAATGTCAGTTACAGTAAAATTAATTAAAGTTGGTGCATCTGGTGGGTTATTAGATGGTGCTATACTAGAGACAATAGCAACCAGTGTAGATTCTTCTGGAAATTTAACTTGGGAAATGCCAAATACAATATCTGGGGCAATTGCCAGTGATTTCCCTATGGATGTTAGAATTGATATTAATGATGGGGTCACCAATCATACTGGCCAAACATTTAAAATATATCAGAGCACAGACTTTACTCAAATTAATGATTATGGTAGTGGTGTTCAAGATATACGCTTTTTTAATCACGGTGAATCGTTAAGGATTTCACGGGGGATAACTTCTAAGCCACAAATATACCAATATATCAATAGAACTTTTTTCTGGGATGGGAGTGCTGGGGCTGTTGCTACTTTTGACTTAGACACATCAACCCCTCGAAAACTTTCAACTGATTTTACAGAAACTGAGAGTGTATATAATTCTGGGTGGTTCTTTCAAGATGGGGGAGCCCATCAAGCAGATTTTCACGATCTTTCTAATAAAACTTTATACTATAAATGTGCCTATGTTTATGATGGTATTCAAGAAGGTCCATTAGACACTTTTTTAGGGGACACTGTTGGGAATACTAACTCAGCTACTATACCGTGTATAACCTTGCAAATTAAAGAAGTAGGGGACCACGCTGGATTTAATAAAAGAATTACGGCAATTAATATATATAGAGCTACTGCATATGAGGGCCCATATTATAAAATAAGTTCTGTTTCAACTTTAAAAGATGATCCTAATATTTTAAGAATTGATGGTACAACAAGTGTAAGCACTAATACGCTATATCCAAATGCTGGAGATAATGTAGACCCTATATTTGACCATAGTCTTGACAATTCATTAATGTACTTAAAAGGGGTGACTGGTGATTATAATGGGAAATACCTACTTTATAATGCACTTCATAGAATCCCTCACGGTGGTGGAAGTGCTAACGAGCCTATTGGAGGTATACCTAGTGAGGGTGTGTATACCGATACAAGCGAGATTGTAGCTGGTTCAAATATTCATAAGTACGAACACTCTTTTGGTACTCCAGATGGTGGGTATTCTGACGATCTTCAATATTATTATGATGCTGGTCTTCTAACATTGGCTGGGAAAGAAAAGGCATCCAACAGAGAGAATCGTATGTGGAATGATCCATTTGCAATTGTTGGAAGCACAGAGCACTCAGATAATGCTTATGGTTCATTCACTAGTGGCTCATATACTAACTGGTCTGGGACGGGAACATATGCAGACTCAACAGACCATTCACTGGTAGGGTCAACAACTTGCAAAGCTATTCATACTGGGGCCAGTACAAAATATGGGCCCGTGTATACAATATCTACAGACACAAACTATTGGTTTGAGGTGTGGTTTAAAAATGAATCTGTAGACGGTGGTGAGACAGTTACATTTAAAATTAATACTGGATCTAGTTCTACTGCAAGTTCCAATACTACTACAATGGGTACTGCTGTTTCTACAATGCAACAATCAACAGCTACAAGTGATACTTATACGTGTGGGAATGGATTATCTGGGTGGGAGAGGATAACAATAAAATTTAAATCCAACTCTTCAGATACTAAAGCAAATATTGAATTTACATCATCTGCGACTATTACATTTTATTTAGGGTCATTATATTTTGGTGAATATTTTGCTGATGGTGAACAAGGGTTTGCTGGTTCAGATGTGATATTTTTTACAAAACCTACACTTGGCAATGATGATTCTCATAAAGGTTATATTTTTCAACACGGCCTAGTTGGTATTAATGGCGTTAAGAATGGTTGGATTATTAAAAATACAGATCAAGCGATTCAATTCTATAGGTCTTCAAATTATGGTCCGTCAGACACATTCCCTATAAATGATGATGTTCCATCATCTACTGCTAGT